CTTCCAGCAGGCCGCTGTTGTAGTCGAACGCTGGTATGGCCTCCGGGTCGTAGTTGTTGCGAATCAGGTAGAGCACGATCCTCCCGGTCTGCGGGTCAGGGTACACCCGCGCGCCGATCGTGGTCAGGACCGCGTTGATGAACTCGCTGATGTCGCTCTGCCGGTTGTAACGGATACAGAGCCCGAAGCCTTCGTCGCAAAGCGTGTTGGCCGCCGCGATCCAAGAAGGCTCGGACAGCGTCGAAGGGTGATAGCCACGGCCCCAAAGTCGGTTCGTGAAACACTCGTAGAGGATGTGTGCCGGATTCATCGCCTCGATGGCGCCATCGGCCAACAGGACGCGTGCCTTGTTTGAGTACCACGGAGCGGAGCGAGCGGGGTCCGATGCGTCGAGGTCCCACCCTGCGTCCCACCGGGCGACGCGGAACTTCCACGGCTTAGGATAGGGGTTGTTACTGGCGATCTGTCCTTGGTAGAACAGCGTGGTGACGCCGCGAAAGTCAGGCACGAACCCACCGAGCAACGACTTGATGAAGCCCGGCACGACCTGCGACGCCCCGCCCATGAGGACTGTGAGCGTCCCGACGATGCCGCCTTCTTTCTTGTCGCCTCCGAACAGCTCGGGCTTGTCGATCAAAATATCGGTGTTGCCGGCGACCGTGCCCTGCCAGGCAGTCAGGTCTCCGACGCGAACCTCCTTGATCGCGTTCACAGGGCCGCGTCCGATGCCCATGTGAATGCCGAACGAATAGCGGTAGCCTACCGTCTGGGACTTGCTGCCGCTGCTCACTGCTCTGCCTCCCGCTCGGCCGCTGCGATCGCGCGGTCGGCCAAGGCATCGTTGCACTGCCGCAGACGGTCGGCCTGGACGCCGTTCGCCAGAAACTCATTCCAGGAAAGCCCGTGCGCGGCGAACCAGACGCGAGCGCCCTTGGAGCACAGGTTGGCCGCTCGAACGTGCCGCATGTAGACCACGAGCGTCACTTCTTTTTACCCTTTGAGCGGATCGGCGCGATTTTGTAGTCGCCATACCAGAGCACCATCCAATCCTCGGTCCAGACGTCTCCGAACACGACGGCCTGAGCGGTGCCTTCGTCGAGCTGCGGAAAGTCGAACTCTTCCATGGCGGACGGCTTCTTGGCCGCCTGCTTGCGCGTCATCATCGCCGTGATGGCGTAGGAAGCGGCCATCAGGACGAGGGCGATGACCAACTGAATGATGATGGAAACGGGGTCGAACATGGCTCAGAACACCGGATCGCCGTTGAAGGGAGACTTGCTCGGAAGGTGCCGGAACCCGCCGTAGCGGTTCTCCGCCGTGAAGCCAGCCGTGTTGAACTGCGCACACGCCTCGGGCGACCGCCCGCAGCCCGGGTAGGCGACGACGGTCGTGCCGACCTCGATGCCCTGGGTGCCGCCGAGGATTTCGGCGAAGTCGGTGCCGTGCTGGTTGACTACGCGCCGCATCTTGTGCCCGGCCGGCGTGGTCCACTCGATGAAGCCGGCCGCCAGGCGCCCTTCTCCTGCCGCCGCGAGACCTGCGGCCACGATGGCGCTGCCGCTGACGGCCGTGACGACGCCTGTCACTGCGAAGGCGCCCTTGTTGACGCCGCAGCCGGGCGAGTAGACGGCGTGCGGGCACTGGCGCTGCCAGATCAGCCGCGCGCCGTTGCTCTGGAGACCGGCCAGGAGGGATGTGCAGATCACCGTGGCCTTCAGCTTGGTGTTCTGCACCACCCGGTCGACGAAGCCGGACCACCGGACCACGGGGCTCTGCCCGACGTGGTAGCGCAGCACAGCCGCTTCGAGGCGCGACTGCGGAGGCGTGAGCGTGAAGTCCTGCACGAGCGGCAGAGAAGCCGGCACGGTAATCGACAGTTCGTCGGCTTGAGAATCCCCGGTGAAGCGGAACTCGCCGCACTTGATTGGGTGCGCGGCGTAGGTGTTGCCCTCGACAACCAGGGGGCGGTCTGCCGCCGTGTATCGGTAGACCTGCGCGTCGCGGCGAAACTCGAACAGCAGCGCCGGTCTGGCGCCGTAGTTCGACATCTCGATCCCGGAGAAAGACACGTCTCAACCTCCTTCCGGGTAGTTGAATGTGACCATCATATCGTTGAGCGTGGTGTACGCCGATCTAAACGTCGAAGCATCCGTCGACCAAGCTCGCAGTTCCATAAATGGTATGATGTAGCCGGGGATGAAGGGCAGGGCCGAGCGAGCGACTGTGAAATCGAGGTTGTTCTCCCCGAGAATGTCGCTGCCAAAAATCTCGGTGGCTCCAAACGGGGCGCCGTCCGCATCTGCTCGACGATAGTTCGTGAAGCCGGTAGGGACAGCCGGGTGAATGAGCTGCCACCTGCCATCATCTCGAATCAAGTGCGCGCCGGCCGGAAAAGTGTAGCTGCCGCCGACAAAGTCCTCTGGATTTGGCGGAGGGGACCCAATCGGAAAAATTGCGACAGACCGAGTCCAGGTTGCAGCTAGGAATCCGTCCAGATATGGGATTCCGCCGTTCGCCGCGTAGGCTCTCATGGAAGTGAATCCGTCGACCGGCGGCAGGCCGGTAGAGGGGTCGATGATCTCGGTCCATTTGCCCGGCATAAAAACCAAAAGAGGCCCAGTTTGATCGTTTGGCGTCTCGCAACGGTACGAGACGAACATTTCCCATTTTTCGGTTTCCAATTCTTCGTAGAGATAACTCTCCTGGACGTATTCAGTACCGTCAAAAACAAAAGGTGAAGTGGTGTTGTTGATGTTGTTAAGCGTCTGAAATATGTCGCGGTGAAAAAAGCCGCCGTCTGTGTCTGTGGTCTCTCCGTGCAGCATGTTCTCGCCGGTCATCAGGATCGTAAAAGTCAATCCAGGCGGCATTGCACCGCATTCCAGCGAGTCGGGAGTGGTGTTTCCAAGGTTCACGTCGGCGTAGTCAGAGACAGACCGAGTGTCTGGCGCGGTGCGAAACTGCGCTGCCGCCTGCGACACGCCATCGGTCAGATGGTTGAAGTCCACGTTGTCGCTGCTCATCCGGCAGCGCGACATGAACGAGACGCGGCGGATGTCGGCGGCTGAAATACCGCTCAACGGCGTGTCGAACACCAGGCTCTCAACGCCGCCGAACCCGAGCGTAGAACTCTCGATGCGACGAAACAGTATCGTGCCGTCGTGAAGAACGATCTGCACGTCCTGTCGGTTCTCGCGCGGGCCGCCGTAGAAGGTGAAGCCGCACTCCTTCACCGTCAGGCCGGTGCCAGCCGACACCACGTCGAAGTCTTCGGCGAAGGTTGGCAACCAGACGGGGTTGTTGCGGCCCTGCATGTAGTAGAACAGCGCACGCAGGTCAGCTCGCTGCGCTCGATCAAGCGACCACCAGTTGTAACCCTGCACCGTGAAGCCGACCGAAGACGTGTGAGATCGCTGCACTAGGCCGACGTCTCCGTCGATCTCGTCGAAGATGCGCTCGTAGGCGTGCGTCAGGTCGGTCGCTTCGTTTGGTTCGACGGTGAGCACCGGAAGACCGAGGTACGTCGTCAGACTGTCCGCTGCCGGAAAGTCATTCTCGGCCACGGCGATGAACCGAACCTGCCCCTCGAATGTCCGGTTGGCCCGGCGAGACATGCTGGGTTGGTCGGTCAGCCGAGCCTTGATCGCGGGGTAGATGATCGTGCCGACCGGCCAGGGCAGGTCGGTCGGCTCGACCAGGGTAAGCGCGTCCGGCGCGACGCTGTCGATCTCGGCCACCTCGCTGCGGCCGATCGCGTCCGTCAGCATGACGAAGCCGCCTGCGGCGTACTCGCGACCCGTCGTGTCGACGGGAATTTCGGTGACGCCGCCGACCAGGGGCGCGTCCAGGGGCGCCGCGTCGTGCCACAGGGGCACGTACCAGAAGTCAACGCCGACATCTCCGACCGCCAGGTCGAAGCGCGTGCGGGCGGTGCCGTTGGGCGTGACCAATGCCTCGAAGGTGCGCCGCGGACTCATGCGCGTGGCAAACGACTGCTCGGCGCCCGTGACGCTGGCGAGCACTGCGGAGCGCCACTCAAGGCGCTCGACGACCGGGGTGCGCCAGTTGGCCGGGAACGTCCAGTGCGGGAGGATTTCGACCGGCATCAGCGGAGCATCTGCTTGAGGGTTGGCGCGTTGCGACGAAGCGTCTCAAGGATCACCCGCTCGCCTGGCGCCGTCGCCATGGCGTTGGCGATCTCCGACTCTCCGACTGCGAACACCGCGCGGATGGACTGCGCAGCCGGCGCTTCGCCGCGTGCTCCGTTCATCACGTTGCGCGGGTCGTTGCGGGAGAGAACTTCCTCGCCCTTCTGTAAGATAGCCGGAACCTCGTCCGGCTTCAGCCCGACTACGCCGCCGGAGTGATAGCGCGGCGCGTTGGAAAACCACCCTGGACTGGCCATCTGGTAGGCGGGAAACCCGCGGCCGACCACGGAGCCAGAGTGAGAGCGACCGACGCTGACGGCACCTGTCGTCGACGCGCCGCCCCCGCCGAAGGCGCCAGATACGGCTCGAAGAATCAACTGCGCGATGGTGAGCGCCTGCGTCTGGACGATGGCTTGAGCGATTGCCTTCAGAAAGTCCGCTGCGAACTGGAGCGCCGCTCGACCGACGTCGTCGAACACGGTCGAGAGATCGCTGACACCGGCCAGTAGGTTGCCGATGGATTCCCCGATTGCGTTAAACGCCGTGGAGAAGGACTGCACGAAGCCCTGCTCGATCGAGGTCCGCAGTTGGGTCACGCGCGGGTTGACGTACTCGATCTGCGCCCGCCAGAGCTGCACCTGCGCGGCGGCCTGAGACGCCTGCGCCCCTTGAAGCCCGGCTGCCTGCGCAGCGGCTTCGTAGGCTTGGACGGTCTGCCGCAGGACTTCGTTGGTGTCTTGGAAGAAGCCCTGGATGCGCTGCTGCGCGTCGCCCTGTGTGATGACGCCCTGCTGCACAAGGGCGTTCTGCGTCTGGATGAACTGCTGTCGCTCCTGAAAGAGCCGCTGCACTTCCTGTTGCTGCGTCTGGAGGACCGCGTTGACGCCCTGTCGATCGCCTCCGGCGCCTGCCTGGCGCTCGGCCTGCGCGACAAGGCTATCCAGTGCAGCGCGGCGAACCGAGTCTCCGCTGCGGTTCTGATCGCGGAAGCGACGCGCCTCTTCAGCCAGGCGTTGCAGCTCAGGCCGCGCTTGTGTGGCAGCGGCGCGGATGCGCTCGATAGCCTCTACCGGCGTCAGTGCGCCGGAGGCAATGTCTTCTTGGATGGCGCGGATCGTCTCGTCGCGGACGCGGATGGTGTTCTGGAGGTCTTGCTGGATCGCTTGAAAGTCGCGTCGCACGCTCGACGCCGCGCCGCCTGACGTTTCGCGCGCCTGACGGGCGCGTTCTGTCGCTTCTGCCAGTTCGCGGATAGTCTGCGTCTGCCCGGGGTCGTTGATGCCTTCTTGTTGCGCCCGTGCCACGGCCGCTTCGCCGGCCCGCGTGACTTCGATGCGTCGTCGCTCTGCGTCAGTCCGGGCACGAGCCGCCGCGGTCTCTCGCTCAAGGTTCGAGATGAACTCTCGCCCGCGCTGCAACCGACGCTCGTCGTTCGCCTCGCTCTGGACGCGCGCCTGGTTCTGCTGAGCCCGGCCGAGAGATTCGACCGCCGCCTGGGCTTCTTGAAGTTCTTGCCTGTAGCGGGGCAGGTTTGTTTCGGCCTGCTGTACGCGGTCTCGACTGCCGGCTCGGAAGAAGCTGCTGCCCTC